ATCGATTAACTGGGGTGCATTCAGAAATCCTGAGGATATGCGTCGTGCTTGTCGCATTCTCCAGCGCAGCCTATGCAACATCCTTGATTATCAGGACTTCCTCAGTATTCAGTCTAAACTAAGTAACGACGAAATCCAACCATTAGGAATCGGAGTAACTAACTTGGCCTACTGGCATGCTAAACGTAGTTATAAGTATGGTGACAAAGATGCACTTCAAGACGTTAAAAGTTGGATGGAGCATCAAGCGTTCTACTTAACAGAAGCCACAGTGGAGTTGGCCAAGGAGCGTGGTCCATGTAAGGACAGTCATAAGACAAGATATGGTCAGGGCATCTTCCCTTGGGAACTCAGAGCTAGTGCTGTAAATGATCTAGCAGAATTTACACCAGAACTTGATAGGGAAACCTTACGTAACAACATGAAGCAGTATGGTGTACGCAATGCCACATTGATGGCTATTGCCCCAGTAGAGTCCAGCAGTGTGGTTATTAATAGTACTAATGGTATTGAGTTGCCCATGAGCTTAATCAGTGTGAAAGAAAGTAAAGCAGGTAGTTTTATACAGGTTGTTCCAGAGTATCATAGACTTAGGAATCGTTATCAACTTATGTGGGAGCAACGAGATTGCATCGGCTATTTGAAAACAGCGGCAGTATTGGCAGCTTATGTGGATCAAAGCATCAGTACCAATACATTCTATAGTCCCAAGCATTTTTCTGATCGTAAAGTGCCTAGTACATTAATTGCTAAGAATCTAATGCAGGCACACATTTGGGGATTGAAGACATTGTATTATAGTTTGATTGACAAGCAAGGCAGTAAAATGCCTGAACCCACACCTGAAGTACATTATAATGGATTTCATAATCAAAGAGAGTTAATTGAAGACGAAGAATCATGTGAGGGCTGTAAATTATGAGTAAAGAACAATATAACCTAGCCACCAAGACAGACTATCTAAATCGTAAAATGTTTTTGGATCCAGCTGGGCCAGTGACTATTCAAAGGTTCGAAGAAGTAAAATATAAAAAGATCGTAGACTTTGAACAGACAGCACGTGGTTTCTTTTGGGTTCCAGAAGAAATCAGTTTAACCAAAGATGCTAGCGATTTCAAAGATGCCAGTGACAGTGTACGTCATATCTTTACCAGTAATCTATTACGTCAAACAGCATTGGATAGTATACAAGGTCGTGGTCCAGCACAAGTATTCACTCCATGTGTGAGTTTACCTGAAATGGAAGCACTAATGTATAATTGGAGCTTCTTTGAAACTAACATACATAGTCGTAGTTACAGCCATATCATACGTAATATCTATAACGTGCCTAAAGATGTGTTTAACACTATCCATGATACCAAAGAGATTGTGGATATGGCATCCAATGTGGGTAATTATTATGACGAATTGCACATGATTAATTGTCATAAAGAGCTTGGCGAATCAATTAATGAAACTGTACACATTAGATCTATTTGGCTTGCACTCAATGCCAGTTATGCCTTAGAAGCATTTAGGTTTATGGTGTCATTTGCCACCAGCCTTGCCATGGTAGAGAACAAGATCTTTATTGGCAATGGCAACATTATTAGCTTAATACTACAGGATGAGCTATTACATAAAGGGTGGACAGCTTGGTTAATTAATCAAGTAGTCAAGGAAGATGCAAGATTTGCCAAGGCCAAACAGGATTGTGAACAAGAAGTTTACGCCATGTACATGGATGTGATTCGTGAAGAAAAAGCATGGGCAGATTATTTGTTTAAGAAAGGCCCAGTAATTGGATTAAATGCCAACATTCTAAAAGACTTTGTGGATTATACAGCAGCCGCAGCATTGAAAGATATTGGCCTAAAGTACATGAGTCCATCTCCCAAGACCACTCCTATCCCATGGTTTAACAAGCATAGTGATACTAGTAAGAAGCAAACTGCTTTGCAGGAAAATGAATCGACTAATTATGTTATAGGAATTATGGGCGATAGTATTGACTATGATGAGTTGCCCATGTTATAATCCTTCAAAGGAGAAGTAATGCTTACAGTATATACAAAAAATAACTGTCCATTTTGTGACAGAGCCAAAGCCTTATTGGAAAGTAAAGGCGTACCATATAAAGCAATCAATGTACAAGATGATCCTGACTCTAAGGACTTCTTAATGGATCAAGGATTGCGTAGTGTGCCACAGATCTTTGATGGTACTACCTTATTACCAGGTGGGTTTCAAGGCTTAGATAGTAAGCCAGCAGAGTTTTTCGAACAATATAAAGGATAAACATGTTAGTTGAAAATAAGTTTAAAAACAACGACATCATCAGTTTCAAAGTAAGTAGCGGAGAGGAAATCCTTGGGCGTTATATACGAGAGGATGATGTCAATTTCTATGTGACCAAGCCCGTGTATTGATGATGAGTCAGCAGGGTATGGGCATGGTTCCATACATGATGACAGTGCGCCCTGAAGAAGAGTATGCCATTGCTAGAACATCAGTAATCACATATGCTCGTACAGATGATGATATTGGCAAGCAATACCTAAGCAAGACCAGTGGGATTCAACTAGCTTAAAGCTCACTTAATAACCAAGCCGTTCTTAATAAATAGTTTTATGGGCGGTTTGGAGTCAGTCTCCAAGCAAATCGCTGGAGACAAGAATGGCAAAAAAAATACAGCTACGAAGAGACACCTTAGTAAATTGGGAACGAATTAATCCTAAACTTGCTCAAGGTGAAATTGGCGTTGATCTAACCAATAAAAACTTCAAAATTGGTGATGGTGAAAAGACTTGGACACAATTAACTTACGCTGTAGCATTAGGAAAATTCGCTAACAAAGCTGGCAAGACCTATGTGTCAGCCACTGAATTAAATGAGATTGACTTTTATAATGATGAGAAGCTAACAGCTCATCTTACCAAAGCTCTATTTGCAATACAGGATCCTGTAAACGTAAGCGTTTTATCTAAAACAGCCAGTGTTGATGAGTTCACTGGAGCCTTAACTGTAGCTGGTGGCGTAGGGATCCAAGGTGATTTAAACGTAGCTGGTAAACTTAATGTAGCTGTATTGGATCTAACTGGCAACGGTGGCTCACTAGAAACTGACCTAACAGGTAATGTCACAGGTAATGTCACAGGCGACATCAGAGGCGACGTATACTCTAATAATGGCGTAAGAATATTAAACAATGGCACCAATGGCTTTAATGCTCTTTTCACAGGCAATGTCACAGGGGATGTAACCAGCACTGGGGTAAGTAGCTTTAGTGACATTGATGTTACTGGTGGTAAAATTAACGATACTACAATTGGGGCAACAACCCCAGCTACAATTAAAGGTACTACAGTTACAGCTACTACGGGATTCAGTGGTAATTTAACTGGCAATGTTACAGGCAATGTTACAGGTAACTTAACTGGCAATGTCACAGGTAATGTCACAGGTAATGTCACAGGTAATGTCACAGGTGATTTGAAAGGTGATGTGTATGCCAGTAATGGCACATTCAAAGTATTAGAAAATGGCAATGGTACTAATATTCCAGCCACATTTACTGGTAATATAATTGGTGATATCTATGCTAGTGATGGCGTAACAAAGATATTTGAAAACGGTTCAGATGGTACTAATGCTGTATTCACTGGAACTGTAAACACAGCAGCAGGAGTTACGGGTAAACTTATTGGTGACGTATATGCTGCTGACGGTGTCAATAAAATATTAGAAAACGGTTTAGATGGCACCAACGCCATATTCACTGGTTCTGTTAATAGTACTAAAAAAAGCACATTCAATGAAGTAACTATTTTTTCAACCACAGGTACTCCTGGGCTTATAGACAATACAGAGATTGGCAAAACTATACCATTTCGTATTACTGGCACTACAATCACTGGCACTACAATCACTGCTACAGAAAAATTTGTAGGAACCTTTCAAGGCAATAGTTCAGGCAATGTTACAGGAGACGTCACAGGAAACTTGAAAGGTGACATTCTTGCCACTAATGGCATTAGAGTTTTTGATAATGGCATTGATGGCACCGATGCTGTTTTTACTGGATTAGTTAGCGGCAATGTAACCAGTACTGGATTAAGTAGTTTTAATAATATTGCCGTAACTGGTGGCAGTATCAACACTGCTACAATAGGCGCAACCACACCAAGTACAATAACAGGTACTACTATCACAGCCACAACTGGGTTTAGTGGTAATTTAACTGGCAATGTCACAGGCAACGTCACAGGTAACTTAACTGGCAATGTCACAGGCAACTTAACTGGTAATGTTACAGGCAATGTCACAGGTAACTTAACTGGCAATGTGACCAGCACTGGATCAAGTAGTTTTAGTAGTATCACTGTAACTGGTGGCAATATTGATAATACTCCAATTGGTGCTACTACCCCAACTACTGTAAAAGGTACTACTATCACAGCTACTACTGGATTTAGTGGTGATCTAACTGGCAATGTAACCAGTACTGGATCTAGTAGTTTTAGTAATGTTGCCATAACTGGTGGCAGTATTAATACTACTACAATAGGAGCAAGTAACCCAACTACAATAACAGGTACTACTATCACAGCCACAACTGGGTTTAGTGGTAATGTCACAGGTAATGTCACAGGCAACTTAACTGGCAATGTCACAGGTAATTTAACTGGCAATGTCACAGGTAATGTTACAGGCAACTTAACTGGTAATGTAACCAGTACAGGCACTAGTAGTTTCAGCGATATTGATGTAACTGGTGGTAAAATTAATAATACCCCAATTGGTGCTACCACCCCAACTACCGTAAAAGGCACTACAATCACTGCTACCACTGGATTTAGTGGTGATCTAACTGGCAATGTAACCAGTACTGGATCTAGTAGTTTTAGTAATGTTGCCATAACTGGTGGTAGTATTAATTCTACTCCAATTGGGGCGATTACACCTTCAACAGTCGATGGCACAACAATCAAAGCTGATGAATATATTGTTAATAATGCTGGCCTATTTAAATTTAAATCAAAGGCGCCTAGTGTAACATCAGTTAATTTTAAATCACCTGATTCTTTGTTGTCCTCATATAATTTGACTTTGCCCCCATCATTGGGTCTTGATGGTTATGTGTTAGGGCAGGATGCTACTGGCCAATTGGAATTTGTTAGCCCTGATGCATTTGGCGGAGGTAAGGTAAACGTCAGTAATGTCTATGGTGACGATGCTAACGACGGTATTAATAAACCAGTTAAAACAGTTAAACGTGCCCTGCAAATAGCTAGTGGAATTGTTTATAATGCCAATGGCAAGACCAATGATAAAAAATTAGTAATCAGCGTGGCCAACGGTGAATACTACGAAGATAATCCAATTATTATTCCAGACAACGTTAGTGTACAAGGTGCTGGTCTAAGAGCCTGTAACATCCGTCCACTAAATGCTAACTTAGATATGTTGCGTGTACGCAATGGCTGTTACTTTACTGCATTTACTTTTAGAGATAACTTAAATGTCAGTGGGGCACCACAGTTTACATTTGATTATGCTGTGAGTTTTGATGATCCAACCGATGTAAACTGTGATAGAACTGGCTATACAAATATGCCTGCTACTCGTCCTACTATTACAATTTCCCCCTATATTCAAAACTGTAGTATTATCAGTTTCTTAGGTGGTAATGGTGTATTGGTTGATGGTAGTAAAGTTAATACACCTAACAAACCAAAGAACCCAATTGAAGTAGAAAATCCAGCAGAGGGGCCAGAACCAGAACAAGGTAAGTCTATGGTGTCTAACGCCTTTACCATGTTGAGCTTTGGTGGAACAGGCTGGCGTGTGATCAACGATGCTTATGCACAGATTGTTAGCTGTTTCCAAATCTTCTGTCTAAATGGTAGCTATTGCCAAAGCGGTGGATATCTAAGTATTACTAACAGTGCTACTAACTTTGGTAAGTATGCCCTCAGAGCCAGTGGATATAGTCCCAATGCATTCTCATTTAATAGAGGTGTGGTAGTTGGAACTGGTACTGCCGGAGCTCAACAGACTATTCAAGCAATTGGTTTTGGTCAGTTGCCTGTACAGGATTATGTGATCAGGTTTAGAGATACTTCATATAAAAATACCTATTTTAATTTATTAGAAAATAAATCTTTTTTAGAGACACAAGTTATAAATTGGATAGAAACGCAGATCAGTGGGAATATCAGTCCATTTACATCGACATTCGTATATAATCAAGCCAAATGTCGTAGAGATATTGGCTTATTGGTAGAAGCAGTAGCTAATGATGTGTTAACAGGTGGTAATAGCAGATCAGTAGAAGCTGGATTAAGTTATGCTACAGCTGGTGTGGCTGCGCTAACAGCTCAAAAAACTCAAAACATAGCAGCATTTGAAAAGCTAAAAACAGAAGCAATGGCTGTTATTCAAGATTTGGGTATTGATTTCATAGTAGAACAAAAGTTCAATATCATTATAGGTATTATTAATGATCCCACAACAGCTCCAGTTAGCACATCCTTTAGTAATATAGGTGACATATCAGCTAATTATCAACCTATAACAGGCAGTGATTATGTAAACTTTAATGCTGCAACTGGTATTAAATTTATTAACAATGAATTTCAGTTTGAAATAACTGCCCATGGACTACTAAACGGTCAAAAGATAATTTATAATAATCTTTCAGAGACAACTATTCCTGGCCTAAACAATGAGCAAACTTATTATGTAGAATTAAAAGATGCAAATCATTTTGGATTATTCTATGACAATAGTTTAACAACTAAAGTTAAGATATTAGGAGCCAGTACTGGATCACAACGATTTGTTAAAAATATCAAAGAGTTTTATGTAGATACAATTGTTGACAATCACACTGATTATCAAAAATTAACCTTAGCTCCAAATACTTACATTTTTGAAACAGGTAGAGAAATAGAAGGGCTTACTGGTGGTAGTCCAAATAGAGCATATGTTTATACCTATGACCCATTTAAATATGAATTAATAGTAAGTTTAGATTATGTCACTGTAGATAATATCACATCAAGAAGACCATTTAGCGACAGTGGCACCATAAACAATGACCATGCTCCCTCTCCTGATACTAAAGCTACTATTAACATAGTTGCTGTTGAATCTATTAATACTCTTTACACTGTAAATATAAAAATATTGCCAGTGACTAACGGCACTCAACTGATTAATTTAGGTAATTTACCAAAGAAACAGATTTGGTTACACAGACCTAGTATTGTTAATAGTAGCAGCCACTCTTGGGAATATGCAGGATCAGGCACAGACTACAATGCCTTACCACAAAACGGTGGTAAGGGTGATCCACAGTATGAACAATTTGGTGATAGACCGGGTAGAGTATATACTTCAGGTACTAACGAACTTGGTGACTTCAAAGTTGGTACCTTTATCAAAGCTGAAAACAAAACTGGTAATGTAACATTCACCAACACAGTTACCATTGGAGCGTTGGCTGCATTGAAATTAGCTGTAGGTAATGTGACTATTGATGAGTTTAGCACAGATATTGGCTTGGGCGACAATGAAGTAGGTGGACCAAAGGATACACGATTAAGCACTCAATTAGCTACAAGAAGCTTCCTAGCAAATAGACTAGGTGAGTTCATTGATAAAAAGATCAGTACTAATAATGTATCTGGAGCCATTCCACAATTAAACAGTTTAGGCCAACTTAATGCTGATATTATCCCTCCAGTTAGAAATTTTCTGAGTTATCGTAGTCAAGGTTATGACAGCAGATTAGTTCAAGTTCAAAATATTCCACCAGTAAATTTACTAAACGGCGACCTTGCTATAGAAACATATAGCACTCTGCAATTAACATTGGATCGTGCTATAACAGCAACAGATGGCACAATAGTAGTACAAAATACCACAGGGGCAAAGGGTGTTATTGTAGGCAATGCAGCTTCTACAACATTGATAACTGTAGGTAGTTATCTAAATGCCACATTCAATGCTGCTTTTAACACCACAGATACATTGATCATAGGTGGTGATAGTACCCCAAGCGACTCAAATCAATCAGTTACCCCTACAAATGTTGGAACAATTACTACTGGGCAAACTGTTAACTATATTCTATCTGAACAAGAGCCAAGTCAATTTTTAGTATTGGATCCTTCAAAGAGTTATGATTTTACAAGTATAACATCGGTAGTTGGTGCTAATCAACAATCAATAGGCACAATTACTGGAACAGCATTTGGTGTACTTTATTCATTTGATAATGCAAATATAGTAGGTGGAACAGGATATAGATCAGGAGTCTATACCAATGTGCCTTTAATATCTGCCAATGGATCTCCTACTGGTACTGGTGCGTTAGCAGATATCACTGTAACAAGCGGATCAGTGACCAATGTCAACTTGTTAAGAGGAGGTACTGGATACGCTGTAAACGATTTATTATCGGCTTCTCCTATTGATATTGGCGGTATTTATGATCCTGCTAATCAATTTAATATAAGAATTACTGGCATACAAAAACGATTATATGTGGATATTGTAGGGGCTCAAAAATTTGTAGCAAGTAGTTCAGTTCCAGAATATATCTATGATAACAACGCCTTAGTTAAATCTCTTACTTTAACATCAACAACAGCAAAGTCATTCAATGCAGCCACTGTAGGCGGCAATGTTGATTATATCAACAGTAGAATAACTATCAACGGTCACGGCCTAACTAATGGCGATCCTGTAAAATATACTTCATCACCGTATCCTAATATAGGTGGGTTGGTTGGCGGCAGTGTTTACTATGTCAAAGTATATGATAGCAATACAGTTGAACTATGCACTGACTATAGTATTCAAAATAAAATTACATTTGTTAGCAGTGGAACAGGAACTCAAAGTTTAACATTAAGTGCAGTTGATCTAATTAGAGATAGTATATATTTGCCTTCACATGGATTTAGCACAGGTGATTCAATTTGTTTAACAGGCTCAGCATTGCCAAATGGCTTACCATCTAATACTTTTTACTTCATTGGATCTGTAACTACAAATAGTTTTACTCTACATCAAACAAAAGCAGATGCTTTTTCCAGTGTCAATGGACAAACAATTAATGCTTTGAATTTTTCCAGTACTGGAACTGGTTCTGCTGCATTTAGATTACAAAATGTACAGGTAATAGGCACTATTAATACTGGTTCTCAACGTAATATAAATTGGAGTAGTCTAAGCGCCAATAATATTGATACCAGTAACATAATTAGTGGCATAATTAATTCCAGTAGATTGGCCACTGGAACAGCAAATACTTCAACTTTCCTGAGAGGTGATAGCAGTTGGTCTAGAGCAGTTCAAACTTTAAAAGCAAGTAGTCCTCTAATTTTAACAGGTAGTTTCTTCACAGACGGCAGTGATAATAAATTTTATGCTGATGTTGCCTTAAAAATTGATCCAGTAGATGGAACTAAAGGTGATACATTCTATACTAATAGTGGTGTAGTTTCATTTATTAAAAGTCAATTTAGCGTAAGTGATGGAGTTGGAGCTGGCAAAGTCTTTATCAAAGACAATGTGATCGATGCTGCATCAGTTAATGGGAATAACAGCAGTTATCTATTAGACTCGCAAAATCATACCATTCAACCAGTCAACAAAGGTGGTACTAATTTAACCACTTATGCCACTGGTGATATGATCTATGCTAATGCAAGTAGTTCCTTTGGTAAGTTAAACATTGGTTCAATCAACAAAGTCTTAGTCAGTACAGGTTCTGCACCAAGTTGGAGTGATACTATTAGCATTAAAGGATTAACAGTCAATGGCGATGTTAATTTTGAAGGCGGTATAGTTTCAATTAATTCTGGTAAAATTAAAATATCCGACAAAAATATCGAAGTGGGTGTGGTCAGTGCATTAAGCAATTTGACTGGAGTTATTGCTGATGCTGCTAGTTTAACAACCATAACTGGATTGGCCAGTACTGCTGGAATTACTGGCGGTATGCTATTGACTAAGGTCAGTGGAACTGGCGCTTTTGGCCCAAATGCTAGAGTAGTTGATATATTAAGCAACACTTCCATAACTGTACAAGCAGATAGTGGCAATACCGTAGGGTCAATTACTTTTAATCTTGGTGGCATAACTGAATATACTGCTGATGGTGCAGGTATCACAGTCAAAGGTACTACAGATAAAACCTTTACTTGGAAAAGAACTACCACTGCATGGACCAGTAATGATAATTTAGATTTAGATTCTAGCAAGGTTTATAAAATTGCAGGAACAGAAGTACTATCAGCCTCAAGCTTAGGCACAGCAGTAACTGGTTCTAGTTTAACTTCAGTGGGCACAATTGGTACTGGTACATGGCAGGGCACAATTGTAAATCCCACATATGGCGGCACAGGTGTCAACAACGGTGCTAATACATTAACTATAGCAGGCAATGTCTCACATGCTGGTGCATTTACTCAAACGTTTACTGCTACTGCCAATACTTCAGTAACATTGCCAACAACAGGTACATTGGCCACATTGGCTGAAACAGAAACATTTACAAATAAGTCGTTGACCAGTCCAACTATCACAGGTACAGGTTCAATTGCTGCTGGTGTAATTACCTTAGATAGTGAAACAGTACTAATAGATTCAAGTACATTGACCACAGCTACCACAACAGTAGATCAGGTATTGGCTTCAGTCAGTGCAACCAAGTATAGAACTGTTGAATTTACAATTTCAGTGACTAATGGGGCATATTATCAAGCCATTAAGATTTTAGCTGTACATGATGGTTCCGTAGTATTTTTAACGCAATATGGAGAAATATTAACTAACCCTAGTCAATCGTTGGCCACATTTACTGCTGATATTTTAGCCAATAATATTAGATTGTTGACCACTCCAGTATTGACTAATACCACGTACAAAGTGTCAATCAATGCGATTTCAGTATAATAAATTAAAATGGAATAAAAAATGGCCACTAACAAAAGATTTGTAGCAAAAAATGGATTAGACAATGATGCTAATAGTATTTCAAATTTAGGAGTAAAAGGCGCATCATTGGCATTAAGTGGTGCTTTTGCCACAACTCTAACAGCTACAGCAGCAACTAATGTGACCTTACCAATTACAGGCACATTGGCCACATTAGCTGAAAGCGAAGCATTAACTAATAAAACAATCAATAAAGTTACAATCACAGCTCCAGCAAATGGTTCAACGTTGACCATTGCTGATGGCAAAACTCTCACAGCCAGTAATACATTAACTTTTACAGGCACTGATGCAAGCAATGTAGCATTTAGCAGTGGTGGTACAGTGGCCTATACTGGTAATAAATTAAGTGCGTTTGCTTCAACAAGCAGCAGCGAATTAGCCGGTGTACTCAGTGATGAAACTGGCACTGGTGTAGTGGTATTTGGAACTAGTCCTACATTTACAACTAGTATAGACGGCGGTGCTACATTTGGTGCATTTGCCAGTTCAACAAATTTAACTGTTGGATATACTGGAGTAGCAGCCAGTTCAACAAATATTTCAACAGGTATTAATCCTAATGGGGTAACCAAAACAGTTAACATTGGCACCGGTGGGGATATTGGTTCTACAACTAATGTAAACATAGGCGGTGGCAATGGTGGGTTGACCACAGTTAATAGAGATCTAAAAGTACTTGGTAATACCGTTCTTGATGGCAATTTAACAGTTAGTGGTAATACAACCACATTGAATTCTATCACTTTAGTAGTTTATGATAAGAATATAGAGTTAGCCAAAGTTGCCTCCCCAACAGATACTACGGCAGACGGTGCAGGTATCACTGTTAAAGGTGCCACAGATAAAACTATTACTTGGGACAGCACCAATAATAATTGGACTAGCAGTGAAAATTGGAACTTGGCTGCTGGCAAGTCATTTAAAATTAACAACGTTGATGTATTTGGTGCCACATCATTAGGCGCAAACATAACTAGTTCAAGCCTAACTTCAGTAGGTACAATTGGTACTGGTACATGGCAGGGAACTATAATTGCTGGTCAATATGGTGGTACCGGCATTAATAACACCGGTAAGACTATTACTCTCGGTGGCAACTTAACAACAAGTGGCGCTTTTGCCACAACATTAACAGCTACGGCCGCAACTAGTGTGACTTTGCCAACAACAGGTACATTGGCCACATTGGCTGAAACAGAAACATTAAGCAACAAAACTCTCACTACCCCAATAATTAGTGGTACACTTACTACAGATAGATTTCTTTTATCGCCATATTCACTAATAGCACCACGTGGATTAATTTATCAAGGAAATGGGGCATTGTCACAGATAGCTACAGCTATAGCCTCTGGTACTAGCCCTAGAAGTTTAGCCATAGATCCCACTGGCAGATTTGTTTATACAGTAAATTTTAGTAATGCCTCAGTCAGTCAATATTCGATTAATCAAAACACTGGAGCACTAACTCAGATATCAGGCTCAATTACTACTGGTACTGGACCTTGTGGGTTGGCCATAGATCCCACTGGTAGATTTGTATATGTAACAAATACTGGTAGTAACACAGTTATTCAATATTCTATTAATCAAACTACTGGCGAACTGACACTGGTAACTTCATTTAGTGTTGGCAGTCAACCCGATGGCATATGTGTAGATCCCACTGGTAGATTTGTGTATGTGGCAAATTACAATGGTGCTTCAGTATCTCAACTCTCAATTAATCAAAGTACCGGTGCATTAACAGCATTGTCGCCAGCGACCGTTGCTAGTGGTACTCAGCCAAGATGTGTAACTGTAGATCCCACTGGCAGATATGCTTATGTAACAAATGGTGGGTCAGACACAGTTAGTCAATATTTAATCAGTCAAAGCACTGGAGCACTAACAGCAATGGCAACTGCAACTGTTGCTACTGGTACGATCCCACATGGCATAACGGCAGATTCCACTGGTAGATATGTGTATGTTGCAAATTCAAGTGCCAATACAATCAGTCAATATTCAATTAATCAAAATACTGGGGCATTGACACTTGGGTCGTCAATTAGTTCAGGCGGCAGCACCCCATATCATATTACTGCTGATCCCACTGGCAGATATGTTTATGTTGCAAATTATACTTCAGGCTCAGTTGGCCAATTTTCAATCAATCAAAAGACTGGAGCATTAACATCAATTAGTTCAATTAGTGCTGCTGCTAATACTTGGGGAATAGCCGTAGATCCTATTGGTAAGTTTGTTTATGCAGCAAATAATACTAGTAGCTCAGTAAGTCAGTTTGTACTCAGTAATTTCAGTGCTGGTGTTATAACTGGTGGCGTATGGCAGGGGTCAGCCATTGCCGACACATACCTAGGAACAATTAGCACATCCAGTAAAGTAAGTAACTCTGCCACCACAGCCACTAGCGCCAATACAGCAAACGCCATTGTTGCTCGTGATGCTACTAATAATTTTACTGCTGGTACAATTACAGCCGCATTGACTGGCAACGTAACAGGTAATGTAACAGGTAACGTAACAGGTAACGTAACAGGTAGCTCTGGTTCAACAACTGGTAATGCTGCCACAGTGACAAATGGTTTCTATACAACTAGTTCATTTAATTTAGGCACCACTAGTATTGCTGTTAGTAGAGCTAGTGGAGCTCAATCATTGACTGGTATAACCAGTATTGATGGATATGCTGCTGGATTAGCAGGTGGTAATGCCACAACATTGTTAGGTGCATTACCATATCAAAGTTCAGCCAATACTACAAGTTTATTAAGTCCAAATATCACAGCAACTAAAAAATTCCTACGTATGACTGGGGATGGCACAAATGGAGCTGCACCAGCATGGGATATCGTTAGTTCCAGTGATGTAGGTCTTGGTAATGTTACTAATGAATCAAAAGCAACAATGTTCACATCACCGGCATTCACTGGAACACCTACCGGTATAACAGCGACACATGTAGGTCTTGGTAATGTTACTAATGAATCAAAAGCAACAATGTTCTCCAGTCCAACATTCACTGGAACACCTACCGGTATAACAGCGACACATGTAGGTCTTGGTAATGTTACTAATGAATCAAAAGCAACAATGTTCTCCAGTCCAACATTCACTGGAACTGTGACTACTACTGCCATAACAACAGGCGCAGCAGCCACAGCAGGTACAATGACTGGTACTTGGAGTCTAACTACTGGTAGTAAATTTCAAGCAACATACGCTGACTTGGCTGAAAATTACACATCTGATCAACAGTACGATTATGGTATAGTATTAATGATTGGTGGGGAAAAAGAACTTACCATAGCTGCTGAGGATACACAACGTGTTGCTGGTGTAGTTTCAAAGAATCCAGCATATTTAATGAACAGTGATTGTGAAAGTGAATATGTAGTAGCAATTGCTCTGCAAGGAAGAACACCAGTGAGAGTTAGAGGTAAGGTAAATAAAGGCGACTTCTTAATATCAGCAGGTGATGGATATGCCAAAGCCACTGACAATCCTAGAATTGGTTCCATCATTGGCAAAAGTCTAGAATCATTTGATGGCCAATATGGCATGGTAGAAGCAATGATTGGACGACTATGAAAACTTTATTATGGGCTTTATTAATGGGCATAAGCTTACCCAGTTTTGCTTGGAATCAAACAAAGCCTTTGCCTTTAGAGCGTTGTCAAGTACATAGCCCATACGGATTTGCTCAAACAACTAAGGTTCTACAACCTATTTGTCGTAGAGCATATCTAAGTGCATATGATGCAACAGCTAAAATACCAGCTTACGTAGCTTATACACTAACACCTGCCAATGCATTGGGCTGTGTGGATCGTACTAATGCGTTTGTAGCTGATGCCAGTGTACTTAATGGCGCCAAACCAGATGAGTATGTAGGCACAGGCTATGACAAAGGACATGCTGCTCCAGATGGCGATATGAGTTGGGATACACAAGTAGAATACGAAAGTTTTCTAATGACTAATATGTATCCACAACTTGGTGGATTAAACAGAGGTATTTGGAAATTATTAGAAACCAGTATAAGAGGGTGGGCAGTTCAAACTAATCAAAATTATACTATATATGTGGGAGCAGTATATACTGCTCAAGATAAAAAAATTGGATCAGGTATCGTTGTTCCGTCTAGTTTTTATAAGATTGTGATTAATAATCAAACTAATGAACTAGCAGGTTGGCAATTTCCACATACTGGTGGGTTAGGTAATGACCTTACTAAATTTAGACAGCCTATTGTACAGATTGAACAAGCAGCAGGTATACAATTTGCCTTCCCTAATGGTGCAGTAGAATTACAACCAGGCAGGGAATGGCCAGTAAACTTTGGTCAATTGACTAAATCAAAACGTGACAAGTGTGGTAAGGCTGACTGATGGCTGATTATACTACTAACTTAGGAAGAATAGTAACAGCTTTAGAAAGTATTGCTGAATCTTTAGCACATTTTCGAACAAATGGAATTAAGAATTCCTATGAATACTTATACGCACATTCGGCAATTGAATCAATTCAGTCTATTGGTAGCAGTGTTCAAAAAGCAATAGCAACTTATAAAGATTTACCAACTATAAATCAAATTCAAAGCATACAGGGTGTGCAAGGCGTGCAAGGTGTACAAGGTGTACAAGGCGTACAGGGCTTGCAAGGCGTACAGGGTGTACAGGGCGTTCAAGGTGTACAGGGCGTTCAAGGTGTACAAGGTGTACAAGGTGTACAAGGTGTACAAGGTGTACAGGGTGTACAAGGTGTACAAGGTGTACAAGGTGTACAGGGCGTACAGGGCGTACAGGGTATTGTAGGCATCTATAGAGGAATTTGGAGTTCTGATATTCGTTATTCTATAAATGATGTTGTTTCATTTTGTGATGTGTTATATAAGGCAAAAGTAAATACTTTTAGAACTATCCCAGATAGAAGTAATGATTGGAGATTATACTAATGCCAGGAGCAGCTTTATCTAACGGAGCAAGCAGTGTAGCAGCCACAGATGGCGCCCAAGGAGCTGCTTGCGGTAAACGAGTTTATCATTGGAACACACCTACTACGCAGGCCAGTGTATCAGGAAGCGGTGATGTATTGATCAATGGTATAGGCGCTGTGAGAGATGGCGACACCATGACCACACATCCAGATGGTGTGCCTTGTGTGCCGGCCCCAGTAAATCATACCCCCACATTAAATACGTTTAGTTCAACAGTATTTGTCAATGGACGTGGCATGGGAAGAATAGGTGACACATATAATTCAGATGGACATTATAGCCATACTATT